CTCATACTGATCCAGTTCCTTTACCGAATCAGTTCGGTCGAGTGACATCAGGAACCACCTGAGCACTCCCCCTTCCCCATCCACAACATAAGATGGCGAAGTGGACTTGACAGAAACATGCTTCTTATACCAAAGATGCAAGTTGGAATCCCAACGCGCATCCCAAGGTACTCGGAGCACTGTATGTTTCGTCAAGACGGAAGAGGTAATCTCTGCTTCCTCGTCGACATGACGAGGAGATATCTTGACCAGACGGTCAAGATAATTGTCAGAGACCTTCACTGTTTGCCAGAGGCCCGCGCGATAAGCGCGGTTCCGGAATTCAGCGAAGCGACGGATGAGATCCGCTTCCCGACGTGAGGTTGGAACCTCTGCACGGAGGCGCACTACTGAGACGTCAGTCCCAGCATAGTACTCCTTCCCACAACTCTCTCTGAACTGTCCAGTCCAGAAAGATTTGTGCATGTTGACCTTCAAACCGTAAAGGTGAAGAAGATCAACAACGTCAGACGCCGCGTCATTGGGGATGATGATATCATCGCCATAGACGCTCAAGCTCCCAGGAAGATTCCTGGGACTGGTGGAATAACCGCTGCGCTCCATTCCCATCGCCGCTATGATCGTAAAGACCACAGCCTCGAATGGAAATGTAAGCGCAGACCCCATGGATGCATACTTGTTAAGAGTGATCTCATCACCCTTAACTTCCGCTCGCGTACTGCGAGCAGCCAGCATGTAATCCATAAGATGCGGCCATCTCTTGAAGGTCCTTTCGACCATCGAGAGGTGAACTCGATCAGAAGCTTCACTCAAGTCGAGTGTAGCATGGGAACCAGTGATAGACGCTTCAAGCGCCATCTTCTGATTCCTCTCCTGATCGGTAAACCCCAGAATATCACGCAGCCAACTTCTCTCAATTAATTGATAGAAGCCAGCTTTGAGAGCTTGCTGTGCAAATTGCACTGTAGCAGGCTCCATTGCGATGATACGTGGAGTTTTTGCCGTCTTTGGGACCGTCGTGACCCTTGCGGGCCGTTCGGATTCCAGGGGTACCGTAGATTCCATCCAGGCTCCATTATAAGTTCCGTATCGCCATCGGGGGAAAACCCCGTCAAGTCGATCAGGCCAATAATGGAATTCCCATCGCTCAGGCATATTAAGCCTGTCAGCAGTGGATCCTGGACCGAATCTAGGAACGAGTTCAAAGTTCGCGATCTGACGATCGAGTTCGTTGAACACGTCCCCGAACAGGCGGAGACACATACGAGAGTACGTGTCGTCAATCTCCGGGGGGATTCCCTCCCGAAAATGATTGCCGAGTTCGCGGTCAGTTTGGATGTAGCTGAGTAGTGCATTGTCCTCCCTTGCGAGAGTACAAGGCCTCTCAACCTTTCCGAGCAGGTTGGACACCTGCCGGATCGCCCAGATGCAGTTAGCATCGGGAGCATCCAATAGTTCACCAGATGCTGAGAAAACGCGCGTGAAGAAACCTCGCATGAATGCGGGGAGACTCCCATAGTGCTTAAAAGAAGCACCATGGCTACGCGTCCAGCGCTTATCAGCAAGCCCTCTCTCGAGGGCTTTAGATAGCGTTGGTAAGGTGATAGTAAGGAAACTATCACCCTCAGCACGCCACCGATGGATGAGAGTTTTCTCATCCATCAGGGTATTGACGCCGCAAAGTAGTCCTACGTCGTGTAGGACTGCCAGGTGGAGAGTTACCAGGCTTTTCAAGGTTCCCCTTTCGAGGTGTGCCTTCCAGCCGATAACTTAGCTGATCAGATCAGATAGGCAGGGATGGTCGCCATGATGAATATGAAGGTGATGATAATCACCCACATAGACACCTTGACTCCAAGCTGCCATCTGCTCAACGCTCGCCGGCGAGAATGCGCTTGAGTAGCGCTTTCGTCGACGCCTCAAGAGATGTCGTCAAGGCATCGTAGAGGGCTTCCGCGTCAGCCGCCGTGTATCCCGTAGGGATAGACGACGATACTGAAATCGAAACAGGCTGTCGGGATTTGACCTCCGTGAGGGGGTCGGTCACGACACTGGTTCGAACCAGTGACGCAGAACTACGCGCCGTTCCGTTCTTATCGACCTTTTGGGTCACGAACAGATCGACGCCATTCGCGCGGTCCGAGTAGACGTTCGTTTCCGAACGTTCTTCGAGCCGCGGCAGCGTGCGGGCGGCACCAGAAATGGTGACGCTCTGAGGATCAGTAAGCACCGGTTCTCCTTGTGTTTGGTGTGGGTGGTTGTGTTTTGGTGTTTTGCTCAACGGATCTTTGTTAGACCCAGAGCACCCAGAATCGCCAATTGCCCCCCGGATAGGGAGTTTAGAGGATTCAGGGTGTACCCGAAAGGGTTTGCCTTGACTCTCTGTCTACGCCTTGCAATCGTCTGTGAGAACACAGATGAAGGCCCGACGTAGTCGACTCCCGGTTTCCCGGAAATACCAGAAAGGTTGAGAGTAGTTGTAATACTCTCATCACGCATTCCATATGCGTACAAGGACAGGATGCGGTTGGTCGTGGCAGAATTCCACGATTCTAACTGGCCTCCGATGTCGAAGAACCAATCCACCAACCAAGACCATGGGGACAGCTGCCAGAGGTCCATCGGGGTTATATCCCATCTCATCAACTCATCGAGTCGAGTAAGATAGGAACTATAATCCTTTTGGCCCTCAGGCAGTCGGATAAACTCCGCCTCAAATGAAAGGTCAATCGTATGGCGCTGGGTAAACCAGACACTATGATTGAGCCATCCACCAGAGATTGAGACACCCGGCAACCCTGTATTGTGTGTTGCAGATTCCTCTGTCAACAACCAATTCACGTTGCTAGACGTACCTGAAAAGGTTTCGTCTACTTCTGTCTTGTCTCTACGTCTGTGTGTAGAAGTACCAGGACCAGAAATGGCCGCTGTTGCGACTGCTAAAGCAGTTGCAATCTTCCGCACATCGCTCAGCAAGGGAATCCACCCAAACTGAACGTTAAGATAATCGCCGCCCGCATCACGCGCTCTTCGGGACTGCCGTTCAACGGTAGCCTTGAAGTCACGTTTGGTCCCAGTCGTCAAAAACGCTGGAATCAACTTGGGGAGCCCCTCACGGAGCTCACCAATGATGGCAGACATAGATATCTCATCAGACGTAGGTGCCGTACGCCCATATTCAAGCGCAGCGTAGTTGCTAACACTATGACCGTAATACTCGTCTCCGAGTAGAAGTCGGTTCAGTGGAGCAGCAGATGCGATGGGACGAACGTTATTGGCTGTAATAAACGGCCAACCTCCGCTCGTCGTCACAAAAGACACCGGGTCGCCTATGAAATCGCATGTAGCGAGATCCCAGGCGTGTCCTTTGTCTTTCTTGAATAGGCTAGCCAACTCAGGGTGCTGCGACTGAAAAGTCGTAGCTTTGACAGCATTATAACTGTCAAGCCAAGAGTAAGGCTCTGCCTCTCCTGAAGGAATTTCGACGACAGAGTTCAAACCAGATTTTGGTTTGGACCTGAAGCCAATCTTCTCATAGAAGAGGCGCGTCTGCAGAACATAGTTCGTTCCATTCATTGAGGATGGAACGTACTCATGATCTGTAGTACGATAGTAC